ATCGAGAATTATCGCCATTTCCTCTGGTGTTTTTTTACTTGTTTTTAAAGTTTTAGATACACGTAAACAATCATCGTAACTTTGAATATTCGATTGATGTTTTTTAGTGAGTACATTTTTAGTATCATTAAAATTCGTTTGAATCACGGTCGGTAGAAAGTATTGCGACATCTTAATTTATACTAAAAATAAAATAACTTAGGTTAGTAAAAGATGTGGTTCTTTATAAGACTTAAAAGAACATATAGCTTCACTTTAGGTGAGTAATATAAAAGATAAAACCTTTTACTTTTAAATGAATCTTAAGTGGACAAAAGAGTGTTATTTGTGTGAATGCCCTTTAGAGCCGTGTGTACATACAAAAACGACAGAAGAACGTATACTTGTTCGAGAATATAGAAAAATGCGACCTATTTTTACATATAACAATATTGAATATCTGAAATTTTTTGGTACAAATATAAAACGTGTCTGTTATGCATGTTATATAACGTCTTATAAAAATATTAACCCTGTATCACTTAGACACCGCGAGTGTGGTCGTATAAAAACCATATATTCGAGACCCAAGTCAAAAACAAAAGATGAATTAGTATACTGGTTCGAAGGACTAAAAATATACTTAAATAAACGACTTTATATAACATAAATGGGTGAAAGTATTCAAAAACTCACACACGTGGAGCATATTTTAAAGCGTCCAGATTCATACGTTGGACCCGTTTCACGTGTAGCTGAACCTTATTGGATTTATGAAAATGATTCATTTGAAAAGAAAATGGTAGTGTATTCACCGGCACTTTTAAAAATATTCGATGAAATTTTAGTAAACGCGATCGACCGAAACTCTATGTACCCAAAAAATGTAACGTCACTCAATGTTTCTATTGATAAAACGACTGGCCAAATAACCATTGAAAATAATGGACCTTTGGGTGGTATCGCGGTTAAAATGCATGAAAAGGAAGGTTTATGGAATCCCGAGTTGACATTTGGACATTTACTTACGAGTACAAACTATGATGATACACAAAAACGTCTCGTGGGTGGACGTAATGGATATGGTGCAAAGCTTACGAATGTATATTCATCGATGTTTTCTATAAAAATTAAAGATGGTGAAAACAAGTGTATATATACACAAGAATGGTCAGATAATATGAGAACGTGTGGTACACCCAAAATAAAAAAGTATTCGAATGCTACGTCGAGCGTTTCTATTACTTTCGTCCCCGATTGGAAACGGTTTGGTATGTCAAAAATGGATGATTCTATATACAAAATATTTGAAAAGCGGGTATATGATGCGAATATTTGTACGTCACAAAATTGTAAAGTGAAATTTCAAGGTGACGCATTACCTAAAGCAACATTCAATACGTACGCAAAAATGTACACGAAATCAGATGAAATATGTACATTTACGAGTGATAGATGGTCAGTGTGTATCGCACCTTCAGATGATGGATTTGAACACGTATCATTTGTGAATGGTATATGTACCACAAAAGGTGGTTCACACGTTGACCACGTTTCCGGAATACTCGCAAACGGTATTATCGAAGATATGGCAAAGAAGATAAAACTTCGACCCCAACAGGTTAAGAACGCATTTTTTGTTTTTGTAAAAGCGACGCTCGTCAATCCGAGTTTTAGTAGTCAGGTTAAATCGGAGTGTACACTCAAGCCACAAGATTTCGGGAGTAAATTTGAACCACCAAAAACGTTTATAAAGAATATTCTAAAAACGGGTATTCAATCGGAGTTATTGGCTTTATCAAAGTTTCGTGAAATGAAAGAATTGAAAAAAACGGATGGGTCTCGTAAATCAAAAATAACGGGTATCCCAAAACTCGATGATGCGAATAAAGCCGGTACTACACACTCTGGTAAGTGTACTCTTATTGTTACTGAAGGTGATTCTGCAAAAACACTTGCAATTGCTGGTCTTTCGGTTGTTGGACGTGATCATTACGGTGTTTTCCCACTTCGGGGTAAATGTAAGAACGTACGTGATGCGAGTGTAAAACAACTTACAGAAAACAAGGAGTTTAATGATCTTAAAAAGATTTTGGGTCTTCAACAAGGAAAAGTGTATACATCACTCTCCGAACTCAGATACGGGCGACTCATGATCATGACAGATGCAGATAACGATGGGAGTCATATTAAAGGTCTCATTCTTAACATGATTCACTATTTCTGGCCGAGTTTACTTAAACTCAAGTTTGTTGTAAGTATGGTCACTCCTATCATAAAAGCGTCCAAGGGTTCGGAAACTAAATCGTTTTATACGGACTCGACGTTTAGACAATGGTATGGTAATGGTAAAGCTGGGTGGAAAATTAAATATTATAAGGGTCTCGGTACGTCCACGTCTGCGGAGGCACGTGAATATTTCAAGAAGATCAAAGACCTTACCGTTCAATTTGATACAGATGATTCAATGGACGAGTCTATAATTCTTGCATTTGATAAGACGAAATCAGATTTGCGTAAAACGTGGTTACTTGAAAGTACAGAAAAGAAGGCGTCTGAACTTGAAGTACCGTATGGAAACGTTGAACGTCTTGGTATTTCTGATTTTATTCATAAAGATCTTGTAAATTTCAGTCTCGCTGATTTAAAAAGATCTATTGCACACGTGTCCGATGGTTTAAAACCGTCTCAACGAAAAGTGTTATACGCGTGTTTCACTCGTAATCTTACGTCGGAAATGAAGGTTGCACAATTGGCCGCATATGTTTCTGAAAAAACGTCGTATCACCATGGTGAAGTGTCTTTGGCAGATACTATTGTAAAATTAGCACATAATTTTACGGGTTCAAATAATATCAATTTACTCGAACCATGTGGTCAATTCGGTACACGTCTCATGGGTGGTAAAGACGCGAGTCAAACGAGGTATATATTTACAAAATTGACTAAAAGTGCAAGAATACTCTTTGACCCAAAAGACGATCCAGTTCTAAACTATCTCGACGACGACGGTAAACAGATCGAACCCGACTATTATGTTCCTATTTTACCAACTGTTTTAGTAAATGGAACAGAGGGTATTGGTACTGGGTTCAGTTCATATATACCACCGTTTAACCCAGACGATATATGTGTGAATATAAGACGTGTTATTGCAGGTGAAAATGTAATTCCTATGAAACCATGGTTTGATAAATTCACGGGTCGCGTGTTTAGTAATGAAGATGGATTATGGATTACAGAAGGTGTATGGAAATCTTCGAGTAAAAATATATCAATAACAGAACTCCCACCGGGACGTTGGACACAGGACTACAAAGAGTATCTCGATACCCTTATCGAAAAGAAAAAGATTACGAATTACGTGAATAACAGTACGACTGATACTGTTGATTTTACTATTGAAGGGTACACGGGTAAAGATATAGTAAAAGATTTTAAACTCCAAAAGACATTCCATGTCTCAAATATGCACTTATTTCACCCAGTAAAGGGTATTCATAAATACGAAAGTCCAGAAGAAATTCTTATAGACTTTGTTAAAATACGAGCAGAGATGTATAAAAAAAGAAAAGCACATCTTATACGTGTATTAAAAGAAAAGGCTAAAAAATTGGAAAATATGTCGAAGTTTATTGATATGGTTATTCATGAAAAATTAATTGTTTTCAAACGTAAACGGGTAGAACTCGAACGTGAAATGGAAAAAATATTCGATAAAATCGATGGTTCATATGAATATCTCTTGAATATCAAAACGTATCAGTATACACTCGAAGCTATACAAAGTATCAGGGAAGAAACATCAAAATCTAGAATCGAGCTTGATACATTACAACAAATGTCTCATATCGATATGTGGAAAAGGGATTTAAAAATATATAAACAATAAGTAGTAAGTATGTGTGATACATCTGGACCAAATACAGGTTCTATAGTATCACTTAATGCAATTGGTAAACAAGATACATACCTTTTAGAAGACGACCCCATTCATTCACTCTTTAAGTATGAACCTAAAAGACACGCAAATTTTACAAAGTTTCATAAAAGTCTAAACGTAAATAAACCAAGTAATTCTTCGACGTCTTGGCCTTTTGGTGAAACCATAAAAGTTACGTATAATCCACGAAACATGGGAGATCTTTTAGCAAACATGTACATATCTTTTGAATTACCCGCTCTAGGTTCCGATAGTTATTACGCAGACCAAATTGGTAGACATATTTTTAAATCAATAACCATGCGCGTAGATGAAACGGTTGTTGAAAAATTTCATGGAGATTGGGGTATCATATACGATGAGTTATATTTAGATGAATCCGAAAAACGAACGAAAAGGTACACGTTAAATAGAAATAATGCAGAAGATACGTCTTTACTACCAGGTAATCAAATATTAGCCAAAAATAAGTCGCGTGTTTTTATACCAATACCTTTACTTTTTTCGCGTAAATATGAAAGTGATGAATATGAAACAAACACACCAAATCGCCCTTACTTTCCAACGTGTGCCATACACAAACAAAAGCTCCAGTTTGAATTTGAATTTCATAAACAATCCTTTTTCACGAACGAAACAAATTCTCTTTCCTTAAACGAATTTGATATCGTTACCGAAGAAATAGCACTCGAACCAATTGAACGTAGCTATATAGCAAATAAAAGACATGTACTCGTTACCGATATTGTTAAAAAACACCCTACTTTAGATATACCAGTGGGTGTACAAAACGCAAAACTTGAACTTGTTCCAAAAACACCTGTAAAAACACTTAATTGGTTTTTAAGACAAACCGCGTTTGAAAATGAAGATATAGTCACGGGTGGTACAACTTTACTTGCAAACGTATTCGCGAATAGGTATAATTTCTCTTCAAATGTAGAATATTCCGTAAATAACGAATTTTACAATCCACCCATGTCAAGTGCAAAAATATTTGTAAATGGTGAAGATGTACCAAATATTCAAGATAGTGATCATAAATATTTTAAATATGTTGTTCCATTTTCAAGTCGTTTATCACGACCTTTGCGAAACATTTATACATATGCATTCTCGATGAATCCGATTAATGTGGAACCATCGGGAATGTTGGATTTTAGTCAGTTACAAACAAATAGAACTGTTTTAGATATAAATATGAAAGTCGGTCTTTCAAGTGATTATACACTACACTTATATTATGTAGGATACCAGACATTCATTTTTGAAAACGGTATCATGACACTTGTTTAGAAAAAAGTGCATTTTTATGATCGTGTATATACTCGATTATGTTATTTTTTATACACCATCTTATGAAATTCAGCTGTGCAACAGTCGTATGTATTTCATTGGATGTACCCGGTACAGTATATGATATTTTAGATGAACGACAAAACGGATCAAAAAGTTTTTTACTATACCCGTCTAAACTCGATTTATATGCGCAATGTACACTAAATATTTTACCGTCAGTCGTTTTATATGATAAATTGTTTTTCTTTGAATAATTTGTTATAAACCATTCGAGATTTCTTAAAGAAATGCCACCTGTTTTATTTAAAATTTCTAAAAGTGTAGCTCTATTCTCGGGTATATTATAAAATGTATCGATCGATGTTAGTAGAATAGCTGATTTATTCATTATTACATTATTCCACGCAATTCTCTAAATCCCTTTCTTGATACTTCACATGCAGGGCAACCCGGTTTAAATATACATTCTGATAAACTATGTGTATGTCGTATACCATCACTGTTTTTAGGACTCATTTCGATAGGTCCCATAAGTTGTGGTTGATCTATATGACTTCCACACATTCCATTATCTTTGGACCTTGCAAGACATGGTGTACCATCCTTTTTGAAACCTTTACAAAATTTAAATGAATCTGGGATAAACTGACATAATAATTTTGAATTCATATATAATTCTTTGGAAAGTATCATACACATTTCTACACGTGCTACATGACGTTCTTCATCAAGACGTTTATTTATAATAGGTAATAGATCATCTACAAGTTCGTGTTTCTTTTGTTTTCGAGATACCATTACTATATATATCACGTTATTTTTTAAGCTTTTTGAACATATCACTTATTTTTTGTTGACCTTCAGTTTCAGCCTCTACTTTTTTCTTTGGACGTCGTTTCGGTTTCACACGTGTTAGAAGTTCCCCAAATATCTCTTCTTTCGGATCTTCAAAGAGTGGTTCAATTAAATCACATACGGGGTTTAGAAACTTGTTTATAAAATAATAATTATAATCAATTTTTAAATTATTGTCTTTTGCGTATTTTGGATCTTCCGACTTTTCAAACGCTTTTGCTTTAGGATCACCTGTATCGATAAGAATATAAGGTACGCGATCACCTGATTGTGGTTCGGAACCCGGTTGTCTTTCACGCATTTTTCGTACAACTTGAACATGAGCTTGATTGATATCCTTAATATCGGGACTATTAATAGAAACCGAAAACCCTTTTGATTTATACGAATCTGATAAACCCTGACTCAGAATTAGTTTTTCGTTAGGTACATCACCTTCAATAAGTTCAATAGCTCTTTGTAAAGCGAGTTCTTTTGGTGGGCCGGTATCACTACTTTCTAAAACAACATCGAGAAGTTCTTTACACACTTCGCGCATGTGAGGTGTGTTATCTCTTCGTACCAATTGAAGTCCTTTTACGTCTATATAATCCATGTTCATATTACCATCTTTACCCTTTGTCCAAAGTTTTGCCGCATACCGTTTCTTTGAATATAAGAAATATGGACAATATACCTTTTCGAGTTCAAGGTTGTTCGGTGCTTTGAAGAGTTTAGTACACTCTTCCGCAGCACGTTCACCTATTTCCCAACTATATTCAATTGCTTCTTTCCCAGTACGGTTTCCCACATCAAATTCAACCATGACAGAATCTGTATTATGTACTACGAGATCACCTGGTCCAACGTGAAAATGGTGTGATTTTGTTGTTAAATCGTATACATACCCATCAGTCTCACCCAAACATTCAAGTTTTTTAATTTTTATAGGAGATTTTCTTTGTAAAGACTTTGTCCATGTTTGTCTAAAAACATTTACTTTATCAATACGTGTATTTATAGAAACATTGTACCCCAATTTTCGCCCTAACATATACATTCCCATACTCCCTTCTTTACCCTTTACATCCATACGCGTGTACCCATTTTTATCTTTGTCACCGTCAGCCATATAATACCCATCTACAAAAGACTTAATAATTTCCAAAGGGGCATTTAAAATGCACGACGGTACTACCTTTTCTTTGTGTGAGTTGTAAAACAAGTTTCTATATGTGTTAACAATATCTACGACCAAACCTTTAGCGTTAAGTTTATAGACACCAGAACTTTTGATCGTATCGTATATTTTCGTTTCAAATGGACACAATTTTTGCATTTCTTCCAAATATTCCAATTTTGAATTGTTCAGAGCCCATGTACTTTTTACACCAGATTTACACTGATATGTACCACACGATCCATCACCAAAGAAAAAACCCATAACTTTTGCTTCTTCTTTAGTAATACTTGTATCAGTACATGTATCGATAGAATTTACACAGTTTCCGTGAAGTAACGCTGTTCCTATACCAACCTGCGTGGGTTTAGCAATCTCCTTATTTTCGAGTAAAAGACTATGATCTTCAGTCACGTCGACTATACCGGTATGTGTTACAACGCGATGGATATTTTTATTGGTTTTGTGACGTACAATTTGTTGAATTGGTGTAAATCCATTCTCTGTCCATACCTCGGCGTTTATGTATCCAATTTGTTTACCGTCGTCACGTAAAGTGTATTCATTTACAAGTGAATCGATTCGACATGTTTGTACACACCCGTTCTTACGAATAAGTAAAGGTGTATCTGGTGTCACTGAATCACCGTACCTTACCTTTGCCCCCGGGAAATTCTTTTCAACATATGCTTTTGTTTCATCAATCATGCTCCGACCTTTTAGAGTTACCGTTGAGGCAATTTGTACACACGGTAACATACCCTTTGCTGCACCTGTAAATCCATATACAGAGTTCATAGACACTTTATACGCTAATTGTTTACCATTATACATTTCTTTTAGGGCACCGGTCGATTGCGCCATGTCCTTTTTAGCTTGTTTACGAAACTGTTTTAGTTCTAGAAGAATACTTGGTAAAAGACTTGGAACATCTTGTGCAAACTTATAAAACCCAAACGTTTCGTATGTTACACCAGGTATATTTTCGTATTTGGAATCCATAACCATCGATGAATAACATAAATTATGTGCCATCATAATCGATGGATACAGACCTTCGAAATCTAGTGCTGTTATTGGTGTATAATAGGCACCTTTTTGTGCGTCTAAAACAGTTGCGCCTTCGTATCCTTCTGTAGAATATTGTCCCCATGATATAGTTGGAACCATAAACCCCATTTCACGTGCTTTTTTTGTTAATAAACTAAACACTTTGATTTGTTGTCCTCTTTCGACTAAATAACAGAGGGGAACCCACGTCGCTTTAGCCATCTCTAATAAATTAACAAGTATAGATAATTTTGATAACAAACGGTGAGGTAAAAGTGTATCCTTAATACAATATTCGGCGACTTCACGTAACTTTACGGGGTCTTCTTCAACAAAACGCGCAAACATTTCTTTTGGTGGCATATCAATTTTATTATCACCCAGGTACAGTTTCGAAACATTATCGAGTTTATATGAATCAAGTTTATACCCTTTTTTAACTTCGTGGAATAGATCGAAAATAAAACGCCCCGGCATAGGTAAAATCTTGAGATCGTTGTCACCAAGTGCACTCGACGACAGCTTCTTATACACAAGTTCACATGAATGGTTTTTCATTTTACTCATTTCATAAAAGGATTGGTCACACCCTGTCATGACCGCACGTTTCATTATATATTCTAAATCAAAACCGAATATGTTCCAACCTGTTATGATATCAATATCCTTTTCCATAAGATACTCCTTGAATGCCATAAGCATTTCACGTTCAGTGTCGTAACTCTTAATTGTACACCCGTCTAATTCTGAATCTGTTTTTTTATAACAAAAACATGTTTTATCGTACGGTACATCAGAACCAAAATGTGTAAGTGATACGGCAATTTGGAAACATGCATCACCTTTTACGTCTGCATTAGGAAACTTACCCGTTGAACTATTACATTCAATATCCACAGACGCGACTACAAAAGGTGCAGTTTCTGGAATATCAACTGGTTTAAGAGTTTTCCAATCGTTACAGAACAGGTCTATATTAACCCGTGCTAAGTGTGAACGTACACATGCGTCCCCGGAATCCATCCACCCAGTGGATTGAATGTTAGTTCGGTGCATCAACCTCAGAACAGGATCTAGGTTTGATTCGTAGACTTTATATTTCGTAGATTCATCAGGTAATGTACGTTTTAGTCTCCCATTTACCATACGTCGTGCCGCGAGGTTCTTAAAGTTTAATTGCATGAAAATAAATTTTTCGTTATTTTGGAAACCCCAAACATCTTTCGATTGAACAATATCATAACTTATCAAACATTCAGGACATACTTTATCAATCTTTGTGTATAAATTACGAACGTCTAAAGACGACATTTTCTTCGGGAGTTTCACGAAGAAGTATGGTGTAAAACTGGTCGTAACACACACAGACTTACCTTCATTTGTTTTACCAAAAATACTAATCAAGTGTTCGTCCTCCGTGTCTTGTGTTTCCCAGGTCAATACTTGGAACACGACCATTTTTTATCTTATTACGTTAACGCCCGATTTTTTTAATATAGTATAGTAGTAAATATGTCAGCTGCTTTGATCGATCTCGTCTCAGTCGGTGCCCAGGACGTCTATATTACAGGCGATCCTCAAGTCTCTTTTTTTAGACAAAACTATAAACGTCACACAAACTTTTCGATAAAACCAGAACGTATGGATTATATCGGGACGTTTGAATCCGGAAACGAGGTTTCCATCCCTATCAAATCGAAAGGTGATCTCTTGAGTTACGTGTGGATTGAAAATGCCAATATTAATAGTCGTAATAACAATGCCTCTCTTTTTTCGGATGCGGCAGCGAGTGAAACTTCACCAACTGAATTCTCTTTGTGGGTTGGTGGTCAAGAAGTTACCAAACTGGATACACTTTTTATTAATACCGTACACAATACGTTATATAACGAATCTTCGGCGAAAGCGACGTGTGCCATGACGACCCAAGACGGTGGTGAAAATGCATCGGCAGGGAGTTACATAATCCCATTCTTTTTCAGTGAAGATTGGACGAAATCTTTACCACTCGTCGGTCTTCAATACCACGAAGTTGAAATTAGAATTAAGTTTAGAAATGGTACATTTAACTTGGGTTCTTCTCCAAAGGTATACGGTTCGTACGTGTTTGTCGACACAGACGAACGAGAATTCTTTGCAAACGGTGAACACGAACTTCTCATTACACAAACACAACACCAACCAATGTCTAAAACCGATACGTCGATTGATTTGACCTACTTTAATCACCCAGTAAAGGCCGTTCATATAGCTGCGGGTAATAAACCGGATACATCATACACTTTCACGGATGCGTCTATGTTTATTAACGGTGTTCCACTCTTTGAAAATATGACACACGAATACCATAGAAACGTCGTTCCATCGAGACACTGTTCGGTTCTTAACACAACGATTGAGTCCGAACAAATATATACATGGCCGTTCTGTCTTACCATGAACAAGTCCCAACCAACGGGTACCTTGAACTTTTCGCGAATCGATAATGCGAAGATAAATATTAATTACACTGGTGTTACTACAAATGACAATATTAATATGATTCGCGCGTATGCGGTCAACTATAACATTCTCAGGATTAAGAATGGTATGGGTGGTATCGCATTTGGTAACTAAATTAGTTCTTACCCGAAGATCCAAAACCTCGTTCGCCACGTTTTGTTTCTTTTAATTCATCAACTTCCTCAATAAGTGGTGTTTCACACTTTTCCAAAATGAGTTGGGCGATTCTATCGCCTTGTTTAATTTCGAACGGTTCACTCCCGTGATTAAACAAGATAACCTTCAATTCACCCGTATAGTCCGGATCAATAACACCAGCACCCGTTTGAATACCGTGTTTTACACTTAAACCTGATCTAGGTGCAATACGACCATACACACCCTGTGGGATCGTTGCACAAATACCCGTACTTACAATACCACGTTCACATGCATTGATCGTCATGTTTTCCATGCTATACAAATCGTACCCGACAGATCCAGGCGATGCGCGTGTCGGTAAAGTTGCTTCAAGAGTTAATCGTTTAATTCTAAGTGTTTCCATGTTTTTTTATTAATCTAAGAGTTGTTTCTTTAAAACCATTTAAAATATAATTGTATTGTAAATGTCAGTAGAAGTAGTAACTTATGCGAATAAATCGTTCGGCATGTTTGAAGAACTTGTAAATAACGATCACAATATTAAAGTAAAAGTTCTTGGTATGGGTAATAAATGGAATGGATACATTGATAAATCTATTGGTCTACTTAAATACATGGAAACAAAAAAAGACGATGATATAATTGTTTTTGTAGATGGGTTTGATACAAAAATAAATAAAGATATTTCAAACGTTAAGAGTCTTTTTGAAAGTTACGAGTGTAAAGTACTCGTATCTAAGGATCCCGAACTTATGAATAAATTTGGCGAAATATTTGTTTTTGGTAGTTGTGATAATAGTAACGTCGCAAATGCTGGTATGTACATGGGTTATGTTAAATACCTTAAAATAGTATTAAAAGAGTCTATACGAATGAAATGTAAAGATGATCAGGTTAATTTAAATACTTTGTGTAAAAAATACGATTTCATAAAAGTTGATAATAAGGAACTAATTTTTAAAAATTTTGGTCCACTTAATAAAGAAGAAACCGTAAACGCGGTATTTATTTCTTTTCCAGCTAGTGCAAACAAAAATCGATGGGTTAGAATGTTAATAGAATATAATCAGTTTTATTACATTTACATTTTATTAATAAATATCACTTTACTCACGGTCTTTCCCAAAAAACAAAATTATTTTTTGGGTTCGTTATTATTTTTTACTACCTTTTACGTATTTTACGCCGATAAAAGCTGTACAACTGATTAAAATACACAACAAAGACAATACTAAATCTTCTACAGATGGTTCATAACCTAATATAGGTATTCGAAACATGCGATAATCTTTGTAGTGACAAGCGGTTTTCTCACCTCTATTCACTACTTTTTCTGTAATTTTATCATATATACCATGACAATATCTTTTATACCGATTTGAACTTATTTCACCACTCATTTTAGCGTTTTCATCTGTCCAAAACGAATTTTTTATATCAATTTTTTTATTCAGTTTTTCCATTGTTGTTGTTTGTATATCGTAATGAAAGGAATGTTTATAGTTTATTATTTTTTCTGCACCTTCACGTGTAATGAAATATGCAGCGGTCGAACCAGATAATAAATAAGGAATACCACCCTCTTTAGGGCATACACCGTCACAATGTAAACTTAAATAGTCCCAATCTGTATTTTCGAGTTTCTTTTCCAAATGAACAACGTTAGTAAATAAAGGAAACACATCATCTTCTAATATAAGAGCAAAATCATTTGAATCGTTCTTTAAAAAATGTTTAAGTGCCTGTATATGACTATATGTACAGCCAATAGCAGATCTAGGCTTTAATAAAGGTGTTGTTCGAACAAAATGTTTTTGTAATTCACTTTTATCAATATCTTCAAATCTATACCCACTGATACGAATTGGGTATATCTCAACCTCATTAAGTTTCTTTTCTTGAACATCATACCGTTTCTTTTGTGAATCCAAATTTACAACGTACGTATTAAAGTTCATTTATTTATATAAATATTATATTTTACATTGTAAAGAACCAAATATTAACCATGCTATCAATACATCAACACTATAATGTTCTCTCGTCGCAATCGTTATTATAGATGTAATTATAGGCCAAATTGGCCATAATATACCATTAACAAAATAGGAAATAACTATGTTAAACGTCGTGTGTCCTGAAAACATAAAATCATTACAAAACCCAAACGGTGGTTTAAGTTCACATTTTTTCATACTGGGAAATGTTGTAACATAATTTGTTAAAGTTCTAAATAAATACATCAACCCCATCGTAAATAAAAATGTACTTCGTTTATTTTTAGTCCAACCACCGAAATGATAAACCAAAAAGAGTATTGGTATAATCAATATATAATCATTAAT